TACGTTCTTTGATCGCTTCTTGGGCACTAATACCCATAGCATCTGTAAAGTACTTAACACCTTGAGCTAAGCAGTCGAGTCTATCGTCATGTTTAACTGCACCTTTTTCACGACACATTCTACTCATTTGATAGAATAACATGTATTGTAGGCGTTTCTCTGGGGCTTCATCAGGGTTAGACTTAAAATCCCATTCAATAACGGATCTGTCTACTACAAGACGGTGTTGGTTGAGCACTGGTTCGAGCGAGTCAATGATTCGATCTTCTTTTCTAACGGTAGCTCTGACTTCATCAACATCAACTTGCATGTTAGTCTGCTGTAGATGCTTTCTGAATAGCTCAGCAACAAGGCCATCACCAAAGTTAGTTTCAACCACCAGCTTAGAGACTGCATATTTTTTACAACCTTTTAAAATGTCCAAAAGCGTTTTGTCTGAGTATCCGTCTCGGTAAGCACGCATTTCGTGCAAGTACAAGATACCGTTTCTTTGCGAGAGATAAGCTGCAGTCGTCTCATCTGAGCCACGACCCGACGGGTCAACTGAGCAGATTGTCTCGGTGTAAGGATCCCAGTCTCCTTGGAGCTGCATTGGACTGTAGAAATAATCTCCAGGTAGACCCACAATTGGGAGGTCTTTGATGACGTTTTGGGGGTCTGAGCACCAGATGACGGACTCAGGAGCAGACTTAGGATTGACAGAGGTAACAATAAGGTCTGCACATTTAAGCGGGAATTTGTCAGCATCGGAAAGACTCGTATCTAACATAAACTGCAACATAAAGTTGCTACGACCCATTGACGCTTCACGTTCAATCAGGTCTTCGTTGTCGAATCTATCATCTGTTACGTCCCATTTCTCTGCACCTTTTTCAAGGTCTTCGACCAGCTGAGGCGCTAGAAGGCCCTCGTAATTTGTTGTCTTACGTGGGTATCGCGCAGGCCAAACAAAGGGCTTGTAAGAGCGTTCTGCAAGCCTCTTATAAACTGTAAAGGTAGTCTGGGGTGTACCTAAATACATGATTCGACTATCTTCTTTAGGAGTGAGAATTGATTCAGCTTCTGTACAGAGTTGAAGTAGCTTCTCTCTCATAAGTTCGGTCATACTATTACCAGGAACTTCAATATCGTCAAGGATCATTAGATCTGCACGAGAACCTGTAAGCTGACCAGTAATGCCCACTGATTTAACAGAAGGGGCTTGGTGAGGGGAGCAAAGAATATCAAAAGAGACCCTAGACCATCTGGAATCATCAGATTTAGGGCGCATATGAGCCAACCAGGGTGTTTCAATGATCAGTTTTTGTAGAAAGATTGACATGTTATCCGCCCGTTCTTTAGAGGCGGAGATAATCATTATTTTTTTCTCAGCATCGTTAAAAAGAGTCCAAAGCACAAAAGCCCCAGTAATCCAGGATTTGCCAACACCCCGGAAGGCTTGGATTTGTAAACGTTTTGGACCGTGCTGAAGATAATCAGCGATTGCATATTGTGCACGGGTAGGATTAGGCAGATCAAGCTGCGCCCACAGAGCCTGCAGGAACAGCTTGAAATCATCTTTAAGTAGGTCTAAGGTGTTCATTTACTACGTATCTCTTTAAGAAGGTTGTCGAGTGGTTCCCAAACTTCAGCTGTTTCAACTAAATATTTAGCATCATCATTAATCCACGCCTTCCAAAGAGCTTTAAGCGATGTAGGATCTTTAGCTTCACGCATAGCAGCCATCAATTCTTTTTTACCAAGTTCCATGCGACCAAACATTCCACTACCCATTGCACGCATTTCTGTATGCAACGTGGTATGGGGTTTATCTGCAATAGGAAGGATATTAGAACGAAGGTCTCCAGTAGTAAGGCCAATTTTAGTAGCCTCGTCTGCCATTTCTAAAAGGTCATCAGTTGTGGCTTTTCCTCTGCTAATAAAATAATCCATTCTATCAAAGAAAGCAGCACTCATACCTTTAGGTAGTTTGTGATGTAAATGCAAAGTTTCTGTAGTTTGCCGTTTAAGTTTTTCAGCTTTTACAAGTTTTTGAGCTTCAACAAGATTAGCAGGATAAACTTTAGGATTTTCTGGAGTGGCTGGTAAAATATTAGACTGTGCACTAGATAATTTAGCTTCAGTCTTACCTATACGTGATGTTTTACCGATAGCTCGGTATTCTTGTATTTTAGTAGAAAGTTTTTCAACTTCTTGACTACGTTTAATGAGTTGGGTTTTAGCTGCACCTCTAGAAAAAGCTAAACCTTCACCTGGACCAGGAATAACTGCACCAAGAAGAAAACCTGTTGCAGCTCCTAAAGTTGTATTACCTAATGTAGAGCCAATGTTTTCACCTAATTGGACAGCACCTTCTTCAGCCATGCCCATAGGTGTTGAAGCATAACCTTGCTCAAGTGCTTGAGATACAGGCTCAACTACAGCATCAATAGCAGATGAAATTGGTTTAGGTATTACATCATAAATAGCTTGACTTGTTTGCTGATATGCATCGCTAACAAACCTAACCGCACCATTTAACATCCCTAAAGGAGAACTTTGCTGCTCTTGTATTTTTTTAAACGATTCTTCTGTTTGCCAGCCCCAATCTGGACCGGCATAAACACGAGATCTAGGTGCATACCCATATTCTTTTTCTTCTGCAGATCCAGATAAAAGACCAATTTCAGGCATTACGTTATGTACTCCATAATAAGTTTTTCACGGAGTCTATTAACTCCAAATTTGTCTCTCATCCAGGAGAGCACGGGTGTACTTCCTTTGTCCTGATTACAACTGGTACAAGCACACACGACATTCGTTGCAATGTCTTCACCGCCACGAGAGCGAGGATGGACATGATCGATAGATAATTGAGATAAGTCATAAGTCTTTCCGCAATAGATGCAAGTGTGGTCGAAATGTTCCTTAATGCTGCGCCTCCACAGGCGCTTAGCTTCTGGAGAGGTCATAACGATTAAGTTGTAGAGGTAGTCGTCAGGGGTAGGAAGTAGAGGAGTCATGCGCGGCCTTTACGTGCTCGGTTTTTAGATGCTGCTTCGAGGAATGTTTTACCATTCTTTCTGTGGGATACATCTTTACCATCGCCATTACCGTAAGTGCCACGTTTACGATTCTCCTTATTTAGTGCAGTACGTTTTTTGATCTGTAATTTAGATGCGTCGTACTTTTTCTGATACGATTTGTAGTTACCGTTGGCGTATTTAGCGCCACTAAATTTAGACTTTCGTGCCATATAGTCTCCGCTGGACAAGTTCAGGGTCAACAGTAGGCATTACTGCTGCAAGTTTATCAAGGGGACTGCCTTCAAAAGCAACACCACTAATGTCATTAGTCTTTAGCCAATCACAAGCTGCTTTTAGATCCGCAGTAGAAGCCTCGCCAGACTTAATTCTAGCCAGAAATTCTTTTGTAACAAGGTTATGGAGTTCATTGAATTGGTCTTCTGTTGCTTTTTTCTTCATTAATCCCAGCTCCTTCGACGCATACGATCGATGATACGTTCCATTTGTGCTTCAGTTTTAGGTGTAAGACCACCTTGGGAACGCATTTGCTCTAGGATTGCTTTATCAACCCTAAAATCTGATTCATCGTAATTACCAGTAACACCAGCCATCAAAGTTTGACGTTTTGTTTTGGGTTTGGTTTTTTTAATGTTTCTGGCCATAATTAAATAAATCCTTGTTCAGCTAATGATTTCTTTTTAGATTTAGGTTTCTGTGGAAAAAGTTTAAGAAATTTTTTTAAAACATCATCCATTTGTTTTACACCAGTAACTGGAGAAGTAGTTCCTGGCATTTGATCTAATGTACCGCTACCGGCGTATCCCATTGGACCTTGATAATCAGCACTAGGACCACTACCCATTTTAGCTCGTTTTTCATAACTAGCATAAGGTAAAATTAGCATCTGTCCTACTGCATTTTCAACTTGTCGTTGTTGAATGCTTAGCCTTTCTAGGGCAACGTCTTTTTTGTCACCTTTACCCATTTTTCAAAAGCATTTGATCAAGTTTGTTTTCAATGCGGATCATGTGAGCTTCCATTTTACTAACGGCTTCACTAAATTGTTCTTGAGGAACATAGCTAGTTGCAACACGTAGTTCAAATGCGTCAACACGACGATCCAATTCAGTTATTCTGTTGTGTAATCGATTTGTAATAGCAGCACCGCCAGCAATTACTGCCACAAGTGCTGAGACACCAGCTTCAATCATTGATAATAGATACAATAGGTACGCTGTCGTGGCATAACACCTCTACTCGACTACCGGGTCGAAATGTGAAGCCAGCTTTCATTATCTCAGTGCACTTCAATGCTCGGACAAGTTCGTAGTCCAGTCGCATCTTTTGTTCATGCCGTCGTGCAATTTGTTTACAGGTTTCAACCATACCACCATCTAGCGGTACAGAAAAACCAACCTGCACTCCAAAATTACTATTACGTTGGTAACTATCGGTATGAACATCACCACCCATATAGAATGGTTGGAATGTCATAGTAGTCCCGTTACATGAGTTACCATTTACAAAATATTGGCGGCTTGGTGCACCGTTGTTTTGGAATTGTACAGCTTGATTAGTAACGTTACCCGTAGCAGCAGCTACAGGTGACGCACTGTTCTGTACCGTAGGCTCCTCTGCGTAAGCTGGACTTACTGCGAGAAGACTGACAAGGAGGTAGTGGTAGAGACTTGTTGGATTGTTTCGGTGATGTCGATTGTCTCGATTACCCCGGCAGTTCGTTCTGTAATCTCTAGTTGAAATGGATCGCCAGCAGTGGTTACTGAGAACGTTGTTGAAGAATCTTCGATTGAACCACTTGGTGTTACGTTGGTTCCAGACCATGATTTGTAAGCTCCACCGTACACTTCAGTGGCAATCGTACGGTCAATGTCGATTGTAGTTGTAGTAGTAGATTGCATACTACCTTGTGTAAAGTTAGGTGTGACGGATTGAGCCGACACAGGTGCTGCCAACAGCATCAGCAGAATCAATTTCTTCATTTGTTTTTTTCACGAGTGATTGAAAAAGTTGCCAAGGTACCAGATAAAATAGAAGCAACATAAGTCGGATCCATTTTACTCATCCATCCTGCGTATGATGCGGTGAGGAGTCCGGCGGACCAGACAAGGACAAGGAATTTGATGAGTCCGTCTTTTTTGTTATCTTGTTCCATGCCTGTTTAAATACGGGTTTAAATAAACTAACTAGGTGTTTAAACAGTGAAGTAGCGGTTAGGGTGGCAGCAACTGAAACAAAAGCTGTTGTAGCGGCTGTAACCAAAATCTCTCCACTAGGTACAGGTACTTCAATATCAGTACCCGGTACTTCAAAGGTATTCACCTCAGGAATCTGAGGCGTCTGTGGTGGAGGTGGGATTGGTATAGCGGGTGGTTTAGGTGTAGTTTGTTCGGATTGTTCCCGTGCTGGTTCAGCCTCAATACCCGGTGGCGGTCTAAGGTCGCTAGGAGGCACCACAAGGGGCGTATAAGAGGGCAAATCAGCCCGTGGTACCTCCAGTACCGGAACAGGTAATTGAAGCGGCTCAGGGAGCGTTATAGACGGGAATACGGGT